TATATGCACCAGTCCATAACTTGCAACATAAAAACCCATTGCAAAGATGCAAAGAACCCAAGTTGCTAAGGTATAGCCAAATTGCAACAATGGTAGCAATTGAAACAGCAACAATTAAAAACAAAAGGTTGCGTTGTCTTTGGTATTGGTACAATGACGAAGACACAAGCAACCCAACAACCCAAAACCCAATACAGCAGACACAACACCGACACCAACAGCAACCCAATAACCTGGCTACGGAGAGTGACAATGGCAACAGCTTGCACTAGTAGCATTGGACGCAGTCCTTTGATACTAGGGCAAGGGGGTAGCCCTTGGCATCTCGTAGTAGTAGTGGTATCTACCCCTGCCAATTTAGTTTTTGTAAAAAGCCCCTTTTACCCAAACCCCTGTAACTAGTTACTACTGTTACTGTTACTGTTACTGTTACTATAACTCTTCTTTAGTTACTTATCCGTTATATAGTTACTAGTTACTAGTTACTATAGTAACTAGTGTTACTACGTGCGTGCGTGTGTACGCGTGTACGTGCGTGCGTGTAGGGGGGTGATTTTTCGTTGGTAATTTGGGAGGGCTGGAGTAATAAACGAAGTGGAGAAGTCATGTGATTACCAGCCCCTTACTATTTTATACGTTATATGACGTTATTGACAATAATAGTAGATATGAACGTATTTTAGTTGGGGTTTAGGGAGTCATCGGTCATTTCATAGGTTGGATCAGATGTAACCAACGACTCCCTGATGTCTATTTGTTGGAGTAACAACAATAGGATTAAATTATATCACAAAAAAAGACATCATCAAAGGGGAATTTTGTATCACTGCTTTCGTAAGTAAAAAACCTTTGACGATGCCTGATTATATTGTAGCAATAGTGTCAAGCAAGGGTGACCTGGTTTAGCACAAAGATGCGTTGCCAGACGTGTCGCATAGTGAAGGCAGTCACTTCTTTGTTTACGACCCTTGCATTACTATGCTAACATACGGCTATGTTAACGAAGATAGAGGTTTGTCCTAGATGTTGTGGACAAATCAGTTATTCTGGGAGCATTTTTGGGTATACAGGGTACACAGAGATTTGTTGCATACATTGTGGATGGGCTCAATATACATATGAAAAAGACGAAGAGGATCGTAAGCCTAGGAAGTTTTTTGATAGGCAGATAGTTCCTTATGATGAGGCTTTGATTGCAGACAAGAGGAAAGACCGACCGAAGCAGGGGTATCCTGACATAGAGGTATTCACAGACTTCAAGGTATACAAGTCAGGGTTTGAGAAAATAGTACGATCTAGCAGATGTCCTTTCTGTGTAAAGGTTAAAATTTTATACAAATCAAAAAAAACTAGGAGTAATAATTTGTCAAGGTCTATTTGCGAAAATGAACATGTGTGGTATTTTAAATTAGAAGGCAAGGAACCAGTTTCATGGAGGTGATATATGCCTAAAGTTGGAAAAAAGAAATTTCCGTACACTAAATCTGGTATGGCTAGAGCCAAGAAAGCTGCTAAGAAATCTGGCAAAAAGATGAAGAAGAGAAGTTATTAATGCCTAAGAAGGGTCAGTACAAGGCTAACGCTTCGAAGGAAACAGTTAGACAACGCAAGAAGAATCAGACACCTAGTCAGATGAAGAAGAGGGTTGCTAGGAATTCGGCTAGACGCAAGGCTATTAAGGCAGGTAGCGTTACGAAGACTGCTGGCAATGCTGGGAATCCCAGGCGAAAGCCAGAGGTAGATCATTACAAAGGTGGAACTAGGGTTATTTCTCATAAAAAAAACAGAAGTAGAGATAACAACAAGAATCATAAGGGGAAGAAGAAATGACTGCATCTAACACAGGTATAAAGGGTATAAGTCCAGTGGATGTTATGAAACGTCAGGAGTTATTTCTCACGGCTTATGACAAGATTGGCAGTATAAGGGGTGCTTGTGAGGCTATTGGATTGAACAGGGTTACAGTTCAGGCTTGGAACAGGTCAGATGTTCATGGTTTCAGAGATAAATTTGAGTTAGCCAAGTATAATTTCAGGGAATCGTTACAGGATTTAGCTGTTGGCAGGGTTAAGCAGCAGAAAGTTTCTGATAATCCTACATTATTGATAGCATTGCTTAATGCTCACTGGCCTGAGAAGTACAGGCCACAGGTTAATGATTCAAGTGATAATGCCAAAGAGGTTATGTTAGAGATCAGGGAGAGTTTCAAAAGGCTTGGTGCTAATGCTAAGGTTATTGACCAGAAAACAGAAAAGGAAGGATAATGGTATTAACTTCCACTGATTCTGGCCTTTTACAAGGAGCTAAGGAGTTATATAACAGGGTTTCTTTCGACCCTACAGACTTACAGTTGTCCATATTGAGTTCGAGGAAGCGTTTTACGTTAGTTGCTGGGGGTGAACAGGCAGGTAAATCTATGGTTGCTTCCAAGTATTTGTTAGCCAGGGTATTTGAGGATGATCCTCCTGGTTTATATTGGTTAGTTGCTGCTGATTATGAACGAACCAGAGCAGAATTTGAATATTTAGTAGAGGACTTTGGTACTCTTGGGTTGTTGCAGGAATCATCTAAAAGGGTTGATCCAGGCAGGATTGTACTTGCAGATGGAACTAGGATAGAGACTAAATCAGCTAAAGACCCCAGGACATTAGCTATGAGGGCTCCGAATGGGATTGTAGGTTGTGAGGCATCACAGTTAGACCTGGAGACATTCCACCGATTAAGAGGTAGATGTGCACCTAAACGAGGTTGGATGTTTTTGGGAGGTACATTTGAGGGATCATTAGGTTGGTATCCACAGATGTATCAAGCATGGAAGCATTCTTCCGTTGATGATGAGCAGTCATTTTCATTGCCAAGTTATTCAAATAAGTATTTATATCCTGGGGGTAGAGAAGACCCAGAGATTTTGGCTTTAGAGAGGGCCTCATCTGATGACTTTTTCATGGAGAGAATTGAAGGGATACCTTCTCCACCGAGGGGGTTAGTATTCAATGAGATCAGGGCTGACATTCATATACAGAATGTAGAGTATGAGCCTGATGTTCCAGTTCATATTTGGATTGACCCAGGTTATTCAGAGGCTTATGCTTGTGAAATTGTTCAGATAGTTAATGACCAGGTACGAGTTATAGATGAAATATATGAAAGAGATTTGATTACTGATGATATTATTCAGATAGCACAGTCTAAGCCATGGTGGAAGGATGTTAGGTTTGGGGTTATTGACGTAGCTGGGTTTCAGCATCAAGCGATGGCAGCTCCAGCAGAGGTTTGGATGGATACAACTGGTATATATTTTGATTCTCAGAAGATAAGGATTAACGAGGGAACTGAGAGATTGAAGTCATTTTTAAAGACAGACCCAGTTGATAAAAGGGAGCCAAGAATTGTATTTAATCCTAAGTGTAAGGGGATATTGTCGGAATTTGGGGTAAGACCAAATCCATTTGATGAACAGACAAGAGCATATAGATGGAAAATGGATAGAGATGGTACAATAGTTGGTGAAACTCCTGAAGACAGGTATAATCATGGTATCAAGGCAGTGATTTATGGTTTGATTAATAGATATGGTTACGGCTATATCAGTGAAAACAGCACTATAAAAGTGAGAAGGTGGTAAATGGCTAATTATAAACCAGAAGAAATTATTGCCTTAGTAGACAATCATTATGATTTAACAGAACCACTTCGCACTCGAATGGATGATGATCATAAGCTTTATAGATTGGAAGCGTATGATGCAGGTGATGGTTATCAGTCTTATACATCAAATGAACCCCAAGTATATGCAGACAAATTAATTTCTTGGCTATCTTCTGCTGAAATGGTGGTTAGGATTCCTTATGGAAATTCTAAGAGAGAGGACAGGGAAAACAATGATGCTAAAGAGAAGTTTTTAATTGGATTGATTAAAGCTGCTGATGACAGGCTTATTGACAGGATGCAACCTACAGTTAGGCATCAATTAGGTTGGTTTATCACTTTAAGGGGTTGGTATGCAGCAAGGGCTTTGCTAGTTAAAGACGATGAGGGTGAAACTCATGTAGAGATTCAACCATGGGACCCACTTCACACATATTGGGGTGAAGGAAAGAATGGATTAGCTTGGGCTTGTTATAAGACTAAGAAAACTCCTACTGAAATCAAGGCTATATGGGGTGTAGAGGTTCAGGGTGAGGGCAAAGGCCCAGATGATGACGATGGCATAGATGTTTATGATTTTTATGATTCAGATGACAATATTGTATGCACAGATACTACTGTTTTAAAAAAGAGGACAAAACACGGCTCTAAGAGAGTTCCTGTTGTTTTAGGCCCTGTTGGTGCTACTCCGTTAGTACAGGCT